ATCCTGGTCGTAGGCCGATTCTTGAGAATGAGGTTGTTGCTGTTGACTTTGGCGCGGCTGTTGTGCCGGCTGGTTTGGGCGCGGCTGGCTCGAGCTTGTGGCATACGGTTTATGAGGCTGGTGAGTTGTGGGTTTCGTCGCGCACTGATATTCACCTGGTTGAGCAGGTGTGCCGCCAGATGGATCGTGTGGCCGAGTTGCGGGAGTTGTGGCTGGCTGACCCGGCTGACCGTTCTTTGAACACGACTCTGCTCGAGACTGAGAAGGCGGTGCAGTCTGGTTTGTCGTTGCTTGGGTTCACGCCGGCGGATCGGACGCGGTTAGGGTTGGTGTCTGCTCGGGCGAAGTCGAAGCTCGAGGAAATTATGGCGATGAAACGGCCTGAGAGTGAGTAGTTGGCCTCCGGCTTTTTTGACTCCGGTTGCGCCTGAGTCTTTGGCTAGGTCTGATGGTTATCGGGCGATTGCTTTTGCTGAGGCGTTTGGTTCGATTGGTAAGGATGGAATCGCGGGGCGTGCTGGTCAGGCGTTGCGGTTGCGTGATTGGCAACAGGAGTTGTTGCGCCACTTGTACGCGCGAGATTCTGAGGGTGGGTTTGTTGCACGCACTGCCCTAATTGGGATGCCACGAAAGAACGGAAAGAGTGCGCTCTCGAGTGCGGCCATCGCGCTCTACTCGTTGATTGCTGAAGGCGTGCAGGGTGCGGAGGTCATCGTGGCGGCTGCTGAGAAGGAACAGGCGCGCATTGTGTTTGGTGAGGCTAAACGCATGGTTGAGCAGTCTGAGCTGTCGCGCGAGGTGCAGGTGTATCGTGATTCTATTTTTGTCCCGGCTTCTCAGTCTGTGTTGCGGGTTGTGTCGGCGGAGGCGTATTCAAAAGAGGGCTATAACCCGAGTCGGGTGATTCTTGATGAGTTGCACGCGCATCGTGATCGTGCGTTGTATGACGTGTTTAGTTTGGCTATGGGTAACCGTGGCGGGTTGGCGCAAATGGTCGCGGTGACTACGGCGGGTTTGAAGTCTGACGTGACCGGTGGCGAATCAATCGCCTACCAGCTTTACCAGTACGGCAAGAAGGTGGCTAGTGGTGAGGTTGTTGACCCCTCTTTTTTCATGGCGTGGTGGGAGGCCCCCGAACGGTTGAAGCACGATGACCCCGAGGCGTGGCGGTTGGCTAATCCGGGGTTTGATGACTTGGTGGCCGAGAAGGATTTTGCGAGCGCGGTGCTGACCACCCCAGAGTCAGAATTCAGAACGAAGAGACTCAACCAATGGGTCAATGTGAAACAGGCATGGCTTCCCGCCGGAGCGTGGACTAACTTGCAAGAGGATGACGTGCGCCTCGAGCCTGGCGACGAGTACGTGCTGGGCTTCGACGGCAGTTTCAAGAACGACAGCACTTGTGTAATCGCAATCATAAAACCCCGCTATGAGGATGACGTGTACCGAGTTTTTCGTGTGGCCTCGTGGGAGAAAGACTTTCAGGTTCACGATGACTCTTGGGTTGTCGATAAACAAGCTGTCGTGAGAACGGTCATTGACTTCGTGCGGGATAATCCGGGTTGTGTGGAACTCGTGGCCGACACATCGTATTGGCAGGATGAGGCTTATCAGTGGGTTGATGCCGGGTTGCCCGTTGTCGAATTTCCGCAAACGCTCAACCGTCTTGTTCCAGCAACGTCGAAACTTTATGAGGGGATCATGTCGGGAAAGATTCGGCATGACGGCGACGGGGCAATTCAGCGGCATATTGACAACTGCATTTTGAAGATGGACAGTCGCGGCGGTTCTCGGTTGACGAAGGATTACCGCAACCCGCGTTTGAAGATTGACCTTGCGATTGCCTTGCTCATGGCTTATGACCGGGCATCCGGTAAACTAGAGTCACCAGTACCACAATTCTACGGATAGGGTTATGAAACTTTTTTCACTGATTGCTCAGGTCGCGGGGCTGGTGGTTATTACGGCTGGGGTGTCGCTTATCTTTCTCCCTGCCGGTTTCATTGTTGGCGGTGCTTGTTTGGTGCTTGTCGGGTTCGCTTTTGGAATGAGTAAATAATGCTATTCAACCGGTTGTTCGAGCAACGCAATATCTCGTATCAAACCATGTGGGCTTCGGGCGACATGGTTGAGTTGAACAACCTTGCTGGCACTGTGGTGAATAATGACACGGTGTTTCAGGTCAACGCGATTTTTAGCGGTGTCAGTCTGATTAGCGATTTGGTTTCGACGTTGCCGGTTGATTGTTTTGTGAATCGTGATGGGGCGCGTTTTCCGTTTCGACCTAAGCCGTCGTGGGTAGATCAGCCTGACGTAGACCTCCCCCGACAGGCTTTTTATTCTTCTGTAGTTTGTTCGTTGCTTCTCGATGGCAACGCGTTTATTCGCGTCTACTCGAACCGACGGGGCGAGGTTGTCAACCTAGTAGTCCTTAACCCCACCACCGTTTCAATCGTGCGCAACGGCATTGGCCGACTTGTGTTCAATGTTGTGGGCGAAGAACAACCGTTGACGAGCGATGAGATTCTGTATATCCCGGATCTGTTGCGCCCTGGTCAGGTGCGTGGTGTTTCGCGGGTGACTGCGTTGAAAGAAAACTTTGGCCTTGCCCTTGCTCTCGAGAAGTTCGCGGCGACGTTCTTCGGTTCGGGAACTAACCTTGCCGGCGTTATTGAGTTCCCCGGCAACCTTACGCAGGAACAAGCTGACAACTTGCGGTCTGGTTTTGATTCGAGGCACTCGGGTTGGTCGCGGTCTAACCGCACAGGAGTGCTGTCGGGGGGTGCACAGTTCAAGCCGACTCAGATTGACCCGCAACAATCGAGCCTGATCGACAGCCGCCGGTTCGCTGTCGAGGACGTGGCGCGCGCCTTGAACATTCCTCCTCACCTGCTTGGGCTTCCGGGCACGATGGCCTATGCAAGCGTTGAGGAGAACAACCGGGCGTTCTTGACTTCGACTATTCAGCCTATGGTGGCAAAGATTGAGTCTGCTATTTCACCGCTGATGAGGCGTTCGCCTGGTGGCGAGAACGCGTATGTGAAGTTCAACATGGATGCGTTGTAGCGTGCGAACATTCAGGCGCGCACTGCCGCTTATTCGACGGGACTACAGGCAGGTTATCTGACGATCAACGACGTGCGCCGAATGGAAGATATGTTGCCGGTGGAATCGCAGTATGCAAACGAGGTGCGCGTGCCACTGGCAAACGTGACGCTCTCGGATTCCGAGTTGACTGCTGAGGATAAGCGCGTGCGGATGGCTAACGTGCTGGTGTTGTCTGGTTATGATCCTGCGGAGTCGTTGGCGGCTGTTGGTCTTGATCCGATTGCTCACACTGGTTTGCCGAGTACGCAACTGCAACCGGTGGCCCAAGTTGACCCTACTGACCCGAACGCGGCCTATAAGGATGTGATTTAGTCATGCAGTCACCGGGACGTTTGAACATGGAGTGTTACCAAGGCGCGTCGTTTGATTACACGTTGACCTGGCAGACCGGCGGCACACCGGTGAACCTGTCGGGCTATTCGGCGCGTATGCAGGTGCGGGACGGTTACGATGGCGGGTCGGCCATTGTGAACCTGACTTCTGGCACTGGGATTACGTTGGGCGGTACGGCTGGCACGATTCTTGTGGAGCTGACCCCTACACAGACGGCTGCGATTGACGCGACTCCTAGCGGTCAGTACGTTTATGATCTTGAGCTTGTGAGCGGTTCGACTGTCACAAGGTTGGTTGAGGGACTTTTCACAGTGTCGCCGGAGGTCACGCGTTGACAACTGTGACTGTGACGACCTCAACAGCGGTTGTTGACGTTATCCCTCCGGCTTCTGCGACGGTCACGACTTCGGGCGCGGCAACGGCTTTGATTTCTGTTGCTAGTGGGCCGACTGGGCCACAAGGGCCAGCGGGGCCTGAGAGTAATCCGGTTGCCGTTCGGTACACTTCAGCGTTCACGGCAACGGGTTTGACGTTTACGGGTACAGGCGTTACTGCCCCGGGGTACAACTCGTACTATGTGAAAACTGGCGCGTTGGTGACGTTTTACATTGAGATTCTTTGCACCACGGTCACGAACTTTGGAACAGGTCAGTATGCTTTGAGTTTGCCGTTTCTGCCAGCT